CTAAGTCTCTGTATTTCTAATAACTTCTCCACATTTATTTATATATAATTTTTCTAAAGGTTCAAAAATTCCTTCTTTTTTCAAAGTATTAGAGTATATATTAACTCCATAATAAATCTGACTATTAATTTCTTTTTCTCCCCATATGTCTACATCTAAATCTTTATTATTTAATTTTGCTTCATAATTTCTTGCAATATTCTCTAACTCCATAATCTCATTATTGCTTATATTCAAATTTGTTATAAGACCCTCTATTCCACTTAAAGGTTCCCCATTTTCACCCTTTAAAACATTTCCCTTTTTATTTATAAGAATTCTATCTACTATTCCTGTTAAATCATTACCTTTTACACTTTTAGAATATAAGGTTATTTGGTAATATCTTTCCTTTCCTATTTCTTTAAATCCATCTATATTAGCGCCTAAATCTAAGAAAGTAGTCCTTTCCCTATATTTTAAAGCATAATTCTCTATTATCTTTTTTTCTTCATTAGTTAAAGGGGCTTTTTCCCCAGTATAATACAAGTCTTTATAGGATTCTTTGTCTAATGAAATATTTGTAGCATTATTTAAATCAACTTCTTTTTCTAAAAAAGTACTTCCATAAATTGATCCTTCACTTAAGAATAAAGTAGCAACTAAAATACTTACTATTAAAAACTCTTTCATCCTCTACACTCCAATCAACTTTATCTTAAGTATATTATTTACAAAAGTTCTATTTATTAATCACCTTATAATGTAGTTTCATTTAATCCTAATATTATCTAAGGAAAATTCAAAGTTAAATTCAAATTAACTATTTTAGTTTTATTAATTTTAATATTAGCTAACCCTTAATTCAAGTAAAAAAATTATTAATTATGTAGTTCATATCTTATATTTTTAAGTGAAATATATAAATAGTTAGATAATAATCTAAAAAAAGTCACCTAAAAGTATTTTTTACTTTTAGATAACTCAAATTTGTTAATGATTTTTCTTATTTTATCTTGTTAAATATAAATATATTAGTTTTATGGTGTTCTCTAAAGCATCATAGTGAGTTCTCTCCATACCATGTGAAGCGTGAACTCCAGGTTTCATCAAATACAAAAGTAAGTGATTTAATAGTTTACTTACCAGCTCTTATTTTTCTCCTCTTTCTTTGTTAATTCATTAAATAGTTGATGATCTTCTAGGATTTTAAAATCATTAAATCTAACACTCTTTATATAACTAACTTCTTTTCCCTTTTTAATATCCATGATTTTACCAACTTCGATTTTAGAAACTCTATCAAAGATCTTTTCTGGTTCACTCGATTCTAGAATTTTCTCATATTCATCTAATAAGCTTTTTGCTTCTTTTTGTAACTCTAAAAGTTTAATTCTATAGTTTTCTTTGTCACTATAAATCTTCAATTCATTTTCTAACTTCTCTATATCACCTTTCAATAACTTATTTCTTTTTTCAAAGGTAGTTTTATCTATTAGTGAGTCCATATACAAATCTAACAACTTAGAACTTTTCCCCTTAAGCTCGGCCAATTCATTTTTAATTGGTTCTATACTTTCCAATTGTAATTTTTTTAGTTCTACTTCTAATCTTGTCTCTAATCCATTTCTAATCGCTTTTAATCCATATGGACTCTTTAGATGTCTTAGTATTTTATTTTCTCTTACAGTTGGCATAGGACATTTTTTAGGATACTTTGAATGTGTTCCACATATCCAATATCCCCTATCCTTATAATGAAAATTCTTACCACAATTAGTACAAAGAATCTTACTACTTAAAGAATGTGTATTATTATTTACTCCTATCTTATTCCTAGTAATTCTGCTTCCTTCAACGATTCTACTTCTACTCCTTCTTACCTCTTGAACTTTCCAGAATAACTCCTCACTTATTATGGGTTCTATTTTATCACTTTTCACTATTTCCAACTTTGAAAAGTCCCACCCATGTTTTTTTATTCCATAAACCATAAATCCAGCATATTTTGCATTTTTTAGTAAGGTTGTTATTGTACTAGTGGATATTTCGTATTTTTCAGCTATTTTTCTTATAGCAAGATTTTTATAAGCATAATCTTCAAAAATGGATTTAACCATATTGGAATCTTTGTTTTTAATCAATGTTCCTTCTTCTGTTCTATCGTAACCTATTAATCTACTATTTGCTAAAATATATCCTTCTTTTTTTCTCTTATCCATAGCACTTTTAACTTTCTGAGATATCGTTTGGCTATAGTTTTCATCTAATACAAAGAGCATATCTAGAGTCAAAGATAAATCTTTACTGTCTGAAAATTTTCCAAGATCGTCAAACCAAAGCTTCACACCTTTTTTATGAAGTGCTTCAACGATTTGTTTGACTTGAACAACATTTCTTCCCCATCTACTTGTATTTGACACGATAATACAATCATATAAAGGTTTTTTATCATTAGTTATGAATACGGCTTGTTTTTGTACGGAGGTTACCTCAATACCACAATCATTTAATAACTTTATTTGCTCTGGTCTTTTTAAGATGTCTCTTCCTGAAACTTCCTCTGAGTAAATCTTATCTATATCAAAATTGTTATTTTTATACCTTGCTTGTAATTCTAGACTATCCTTTTGTTCTGTCGTTGATGTTCTAACATATAAAGCACATTTTAACTTTTGTCCTTCTTCTAACATCTAGTTCAACCTCCTCAAAATTTCTTATATTAATTTTAACATTTTTAAGATTTATCCACAACAAAAAAAGAAGCCTTTAACAAGCTTCTCTTAATTCATCTTGATATATTATTTTATATTCTAAATTGTTTATTGCATTAAATATATTTTCTACAAAATCATCAACAATACTCTTTTCTAAGTCGCTAGTGTTGTAACTATTTTCTAGTTTTTCCTTACATAGATTATAAACTGACTCCCTAGAAGTAATAACAACTACATCATATCTCTTTACTACTTCTTGATTTTCCAATTGATCTATATACATAAGTAGCACATTATAGCTATCTACTTCTAAAATCATATTATCTATATTTTTTTTATTTGAAATTAAAGTTATTATAATATTGTTCATTTTTCTATCTCCTTTGTAAAGATTCAGAACACTATACGATTAAGGTTTTCAAACGTAAAAAAAATAAGGATGTTATACTAAACAAGTATGACATCCTTAAACAAATATTCTATTTTCCCAAAGAAATAAATCTAAATGACTTCTTCCTTTTCTTTCAAATATTCATCTATTATCTTATCAATATAAGGAATTGCTATATTTTTGCTAGCGTTTATGTCAGCGTTATCCTCGTGCCCACAAACTACACATTTAAATTTTGCTTGATCGTTTTTACAACTTCTATTTTCGCTACGAATATTTCCACACCTATTACATCTTTTTGATGTAAACTTTGGATTTATAAAAACTACATTTATTCCTTTATCTTTTGACTTATACTCAATCTTACTCTGTAAGTCATAGTAACTCCAATTTTTCAGTAAGCTTTCACTTTGTTCCGTACTAAAACCACTTAAATTTTCCATCTGAATAGTCTTAACACCATATTTAAATGCTAAATCAACTATATACCTTGATATCTTATGATTATATGTATCTCTAAATCTAGTATATTTTTCTCCCAATTCATTTGCTTTAACAGTTCTCCTCTTATATCCATGTCCAACAGCATTGTCGCTTGACCACTTAGACGAGATCATTAAAGCTTTCCTTCTTGCTTCAAGTTTCTGTCTATAATGTATTAATTCAGCTCCATCTATAGTTCGCTCTTTCCAATACATTTCTTTATATTCATGTTTTTCTATGTTATATATACTCATTGTAGCAACTTTACTTATCCCTAAGTCAATTCCCATAACTAAATTTTCATCTAATGTTTTATCTATTTTATTATCAAAAGTAAAAGTAATACTCATAAACCATTTATTCTTTCTAGCATCATGTTTCATCTGAATAGTTCCTTGTTTATAAGTTCCATCCATTAACCTTCTTAATATACTTTTAGAACTATTATTTATCTTTGGAAATAGAAATTTAATACGCTTAACATCTAATTCCTTTTGTAACTTTTTATTGAATAGACCAACTTCTACTCCTAACCCCTTATTAGTTTCAATAATTTTATATGACTTATTGTGAATTATAATAGGGATATTTCTTTTAAACTGAGTTAGTGTTACTTTTCCTTCTAATAATCCATTTTTCTTATCTTGATTATATCTATTAATAACAAAAGCTCTTTGTTGAGCCACATTCCTACTATTGGCTCCATCTATAATTTCATTCATTTTATTTTCTATCCAAGCACCAAAACTTTTCCCGAATATATCTTTATCTTCTTGTTTAGGCAAGCCAACATCTTTTTGAATTAAGTTTTGCATATCATTTGAGTACAAATATGTTATAGCCCTATTACTAGCTTTCCAAGTTTTATATTGTATATCTTTTATATTGTCAAAAAAAATTTTTTTATCTACACAGTTTTCTTTACTAAATTCAATTGCTAATTTTATACATTTTGTAGTCAATCTATATCCTCCTAGATTTCTATTAACTAACATAGAGTCCAATTTATATATGAAAATTTATTTGATTTAATACAATTCTTGTTCATATTCAACTTATAAAATCCTAATTTACGCCTATTAACTTATGCAATTTAAATACAACTCTTGTTGATATTCAACTTTTAGAAATCTCATAATGCTTTGGCTCTTTCTTCTATTTAAATACAACTCTTGTTGATATTCAACTAGATAACGGATAGAATACTACTCTTACAAGCCCTCATTTAAATACAACTCTTGTTGATATTCAACTCTAGCTGGAGTAGAACAAAATAGTATAATACAACTATTTAAATACAACTCTTGTTGATATTCAACTCAGGTTGGTTAGCAATAATAAATGCATCAAGTTCATTTAAATACAACTCTTGTTGATATTCAACACTAATAAAATTGACATTTCACATTCTATACTTTTACTAAAATATTAAGTTGTATCCTAGTACACGCCTAGTTTTATATCTATTTTGCACTAGCTTTTTACCAATAATAATACATTGGAGCGTTTAGTGAGAGTATTATGTTACCAAACATTGAAACCATGACATTTAAACATCACTTTCTCACTTTTAGGTTGGTAAATCAACCTTTATTTCTTAAATCATTTTACCATATTATGTATATTTTTTCAATATAAATCCAATATTCAATTTATTACACTTTGTTCAAACAAAAAAGAACCACTTTATATGGTTCTTTTCTTGGTTATTTTTTATCTTTATACTGCATAACTACAATTACTGTAGTTACTACAGTACATAGAGTGGATATGCTAGTCATAATTACTTCAAACATATCGTTTTTTCTCCACTCCACTAAATCTTGTACTATCTATAGTATAACTTAAAACACAATAAATTTCTAATAAATCTGACTAAAATTTATCTTTTATCTACTATTTTTTATATTGTCTATATATTCTAACATTGTATCAAAAGTAATGATAATATTTAAATTATTAATCTTTGTTCCATAACTAACATCGGCACCATGCAATATGGCATGCCTACTAAAATTGGGAATATCATTTCCATGAACAAAATGTTGTAATATACTATTAAAGAAATATGATTTTATTATATCGTCACAATAACTATTAGAATCATTATTTTTTTTAATTATTTCATCAATATATTCTCTATATTTTCTACCATCTAAACGCCCAATATGATTTGCTGAATCTGCAATAGTTCCTTCTAATTGTGAAAAAAATACTGGTATAGATAAGTTATATTTTTCTGATTTATAAGCATTTATAGCATCTTCTAATATATGAATTCTTTTACATATAAAACTATATCCTTTCCACTTTTCTAACATCCTATCAATAACATCATCTGTATAATTTTTATAGATAGCACAATCTATTATTTCATTTATATTTTCATCTTCTTTATGCTTACTTATAAACATAATATCTTCAATGTCAATATCAACATATGGATAACCTAATTCAATTAACAATAATTTACATTCATCAAAAGCATTCTCTAGTTTTAACCTATCAGGATTGTTGATTATATCTGTCATTAATTCACCAATATTTTTGATTATATCGGAAAATTTTTCTGAAAGTTCTTGATTTAACATGTTAACAGATTCTGCAATATTTTTAGTAAACATATTTACAGTTCCCATTATATTTGTTGAATCAAGAGTATTTTTTAAGTTTATAGCTATTTGGGTAACACTCTCTGAAAGTTTTTTAGTGCAATATTTTTCATATTCTTCTAAGAATACTATAAATTCATCATATGTGTTAATTTTAGAATATTCAAAATTACTACTTTCCACATACATATTTAATATATATTACTTCATCTTTTTTCAATTTATCAATTATGTTTTCTAATTCTTTATTAGATTCTACAATACACTTTTTTATTAGTTCTTCATTAGAACATTTATTTCTATTCTCGTGAAAGTCACTCATAAACTTAGCTGTTAATGTGGTTTTAACTAAATATTCTTTACTATTTAGATTTATAATTCTTTTATTATTAACAAGTTCTATCTCATATTTTTTATTTTTACTCATACAATATCTCCTTATAATCATTTTAAATATTTTCTCCTACTCATATTATATAAGAAAAACTAAAGCAATTAACTGTCAATAGTCATCAATCACTTAAAACCAATAAAAAATAAGGATATGACATAAATCATATCCTTAAATTATTCCTCTCTTTCTATTAGTTTGTTTATCTATATCTGCAATTTCTTTCTTCACATATTTAGCACTAGCTTTAGCAATTTCTCTACCTGAGCAAACAAGACTTGTATTAATAGTAGTTTCTCTTTCACTCATTAATACAGTAAGCATTTGCATTAGTATTGAATTCTGTTCTTTTAATTCTCTAACCATATCATTGTTTATTTCTTCTTTCTTTAGTTCTCTTGTAGCAACAATAGGGCTAGCTTTATATCTGGAACTTTTATAATCTATTGCCTTTAAATCGAACGTTTGCATGGCACTATTTAAGTCAGAATTAACATCACCTAACCCATAAGTCTGAGGTTTTGAAACAACAGACTCATTTATAGTTTTATTAATTGTAACACTACCAGTTATACTTCTATTTAAAGTATTTATAACTCTATTCCAGTCAGATATAATATTAGAACTTGCTGTATCAACCCAACGCATAGCATTGCTAGCAAAACTGTAAACTTGAGAGGAACAAGATGAAAAAGCACTACCAACAGCACCAGCCTTGGTTATTATTCTTTGAAGATAATGTTCTGCATTGTAACATAAATCATTGAAAGATTTCTCAATATTTTTTGCCATAGTACTTAATGTAGATTCTATTGTCTTAGCACTAGTTTCCATATTGGATTGGATTTGTGGAGGTATCTTACCTGATTCGTCTATCATTCCGCTAGCAACCTTTGACATACCACTAGCACCTTCTGTAGCCATTTCATTAACCTTTGAAACAACATTGTTTTTGGCTTCTTCCATGTTTTGCTCTACAGCTGTAGCACCTTCTGAACTCTTAGAGTCCATTTGTCCTTTTGTTATCTCCATAGCCCTAGAAACACCCTCTTTTAAATCCTCCATTGAGAATTTACCAGAGTTGTTTATTTGCTCAAAATTCTCGCTTAAAATAGGGACTATTTCTTCAATAGTCATTCCTTCTCTGATTCCATCAAACAAAACTCTTGTAGTATCGTTCATATTTGTTAGGGCTAAAAGTTGATTTTGATTCATAGCACTTAAAGAGGTAGCCATATTTTCTGATGCTTGTTGATACTCTCCATCTACAATAAGAGGTATATTATCCATAGTAGTCTTTAAGCTATCAACCATAACATTTAATTCTGAATCCTGTAAATGTCTTAGTGTTGACATTCCTCTAGTTGTTGATAAGGCTAATTTAGACATACCTTCTTCTACATTCAATTGTTGGTTTGCATTGTATTTTTCCCAAGCTCCTTTAATTGTAGTATTTCCAGCACCATCTATAATAGCTCCAATTACATCAAATAAGAAAATAAAGCCATTTATCATAGATTTTATGGTTAAATCCCATAGACCGCTTATAAATTCGCAAACTCCAGAAATAGCAATACCTAATCCACCAAATTTCTCTTGCATGAATAGGATTGCTCCCTCTGATTCTCCTATAGAAGCCATTAATCCTAATACAGCTCCAGCAAGTGCTAATGGATTACTCATAAGCGTTGAAAGTCCACCAAATTTTGATGACAAACCGCCAAATCCTCTTGATACAAATCCTATAGTCTTAGTAACGAATTGAAAAACTTTAATTAATCCTGAAGCTACACCGATAACTGGTGATAAAGAAGCAACTCCTATAGTACCTAAGATAATAAACTCTTTTTGTCCCTCGTCTAATTTACCAAACCAATCAGCAAACTTTCCAGCAAGTTCTCCTACAGTTTCAATCATTGGTATTAAGAATTTCTCTCCTAGTTCTGCTAAAGGTTCCTTAACTTTTTCAAACGCACCTCTTAGCTTATTACCAAAACTCTCTTCTACTGTTTGGTTTAACTCCTCAGCTTTACCTTTAGTGTTTATTAGTGAGTCATCAAGTTCACCAAGTGCTTTCATTCCATTTATGCCTAAGTCCTCGAATTGGGTACCAAACAAAGCTACAGCTACTCGATTCTGCTCTACTGGATCTTCGATTTCTAGTATCTTTTGTGCTAACTCTTGGATTTGTTTCTTAGCTGATTCTCCACCATCACCGATGTTCTTTTGTACTGTTTTGGCATTTAGTCCCAAACTACTAATAGCTTCTTCACTAGCCTTATTCATTTCAAGAAGTCTTATTTTTCCTTCTTTTAGCATATCAGCCATTTTATCAGTGTTGAAAGTTCCTTCCTTCATCCCTTTAGATATGATAGCTAGTGTATCTTCCGCTGTAAATCCTAGATCATCAAAATAAACTGAATATTCCCATAAAGAGTCTAACCAATCTCCTGAAACATCTAATCCATTTTGGAATCCAGCGACTATTACATCCATGGCTTTTTCGCCATCAATGCCAAAGTTTCTAACCATTAATGAAACAGCTTTCAAAGCATCTTTAGTATCAATTTCAAATACCTTATTTAAAGCTAGCATTTGTCTGCTCAGTTCCTCTACTTGCTGTGGACTTAAACTGTCTTGCATTACTTGTTTAACCTCAGTTAAACTCTGAGTTGCATCTGTCATATCAAAGCCTTTTTTAGCTAAGTTACGAGCTGTTTCAGTCAACTCTTTGGTTTGCTTTTCTGTTAACCCTAAGCTACCTTTTAGCTTCATTGAAGCACTATCTGTCTCATAGAATGAAGCACTCATAGCACCTAAAGCTAGTCCTCCAGCTGTACTAATCTTATCAGCCTTATCTTTTATCTTATCTAGTTTCTCTGCTAGGTCTTTGGACTTCTTAGAAACCTCTTCCATTTTCTTAGCAACTTCATCCAGCTTAGTTTTACTTCCTAGTTTCTTAAATTCATCACTAAGCTTTTTAACATCCTTTTCAGCCAAGTTCATCTTATTGTTAGTAACTTGGATTTGGTTTTCTATAGTTCTCAGCTTATTAACAGCATTTGAAACTGAAGTATCAAAATTACTATACTTGGCCTTTAGAGTTTGTAAAGCATTTTCTTGCTTCTTAAACTCGTCAGTATTTTGTTTACCTTCTTGCTTTAGTTTTTCCAAAGCTTCCTCAGCTTTTTTAATTGAAGCTGGTAATTTCTCATGCTCCTCTTTTAGACTTGTAATATTATTCTCTTGCTCTTTAAAAGCATTTTCTAAAGCTTGTATTTTAGTCTTATATTGGCTTATTACACTTTCTCCAGCCTTAATTGCCTTAGTATAATCAGCTAATCCCTTTTCGGATAGCTCTAAGGCTTTCTTAGCTTGAGTAAATCCTTTTTCTAATTGGCTAGTAGTTCTATTGACTTGGGCTATAGACTTATCAAATCCGCTGGTATCCAACCCAAGTTCGACCAACAAACTAGCAATTTGTTCTTCTCTACTCATGTTATTTAAATTCCTCGCTTTCTTAAAAAAATAAGGTAAGGAACAATATTAAATTCTCCCTTACCTTTAAAAATGAAATTCAAGTTTTATTTAATTGTTAGAAATCTATCTGATCTATATAGACTTCTTTTTCCTTTTTATTGCTATCTTTTTCCTCAGATAATCCATTCAATTTTTTGTATATATCAAATTGAGCAAATAGTTCTCTTGGTGTACTGTAATCGAATGATTCTTCAGTTCTATTTAAGAGTGTACACCAGATATAACTAAAAAAGTTCCAATCCCAATCTTCTACTTCTTCTTCGGAGTTGTTTTTTTTGATTCTGTACTATTATCAGCTTTAGGCATAGAATCAACTAGTATTTCCGCAACTGTAGAAAAAGCTGTAAACATTTCAGTTAATCCTATTCCTCTTAATATTTCTTCCTTAAAGTCTGGATTGTTAAATCTAATTCCTTCTAGTAATACAGAATACATAACTTCTGCATCCAATTTTTGTATTGCATCTATAATTACTGGCATAGCTAAACCAGTTTCCTTACAAATATTTTTCATTACACCAAAGTTAAAACTTAAATTGTAACTTTCTCCATTTAAAATTACTTCCTTAGTATTGTTGTTAATCATAAATTTTCTAATCTCCTTTTATTCTTCTATATTTTTACAATAATAAAAAACCATAGCGTATCCATAATAATCATCGTCTTTTAGATCTTTTCCATTTAAAAAACTAAAGCCATTATCTTTCATACACTTTTTTATTTCTCTAATCTTATTTATAAATTTAAAATCTTTATACCATAAAGTTAATGAAACTCTATACTCTTCAGCCGTTGGATTATCATCTTCGTACTGAGATTCATTACTTCCAATCGTACTAAAGATAATATAATTACTTTCATCCCCTGAGTATTCCATAAAGCTTACTGGTATATTGATATCTTTTAAAGATTGTATTATTAATTGGTTCATTAAAATTCTCCTAATCTATAAGTTCCTTTACTAATACTTCCTTCATGGCTTCTAAGGACTTCTCTTTGCCTTTTTCCCATGCTTCCTGTATCCAGAACGTACCAGCTTTACCTCTACTACCATAATTAACATAGTAGCCGTATCTTTTTTGTTCTTCTGGACTTCCCATAGTACCAATTTCAATTCGCTTTCTACCACGTTTGGCTTTTACTTTACCCTTGGACAAACTAGCTTTTAATGCTCCAGTATCCACTGATACAGTTTGTTTTTGTGTATTAAGCATAATATCTCCACCAGCTTCTAAAGCTTCTTTACTAACCTTGTTTTGTACCTTTTTCTCCAACTCGGATAGCTTCTTAGTTAAGGAACTAAAATCAATCTGCATAGACATTATTCTCTTACCTCTGCTAGAATTTCCATTAGCGGTTTCCTTATATCTGAATAAACATGAACTATATTGTAAAGCTTGTCCTTATATCTGATAAATAAGCTTTCGTCTAGCTCTCTTCTTCTTATGTAGAACTTGTATTTTAAAGTAGTTCCACTTCTATTGGCACTAAAGTAGGCCGTGGAGTCTATGGGCTCTCTGTAGCAACATGGACTACAAACAGTAATATATTCCTTTTCATTAAACCCTAATTCATTAATGACAATCTGTTCTCTTACAACTTCACATTTATCTCTAAGCATTCCAATATCTACTTTCATAAATACCCCCTAAGCTATTGTTACTATGGAGTGTAAATCTAGTATAGACTTTAATACTGGGGAAATTCTAAACTGTGATGATAACATACCGTCTCTATTGTCATACAACATTGAGCAAGTTAATAACATTGCACTTTTTAGCTCTGCTTTTCCCTCCAATTGTTCTTTGGATAATCCAGTATAATTTGTAACAAACCCTATAGCACTAGGAATTAATATATTGGTTATATAATTATCATCTAAATCATCATCTAATCTTAGAAACCTTTTAACTTCTTCTAAACTTATCATGTCTAATCTCTCCTTAGTTCAAATTAATAAAGAGAGGGAAAACCCTCTCTAGTTAAACTAGTCTTTATTAAAGTTAGTTTGTACAGATTGGAACCACTTAGCTGTGTATTCATCTGCTCCTGAATCACCATCATTGGCCTTAGCTGAAACCATACCATTGTTTATTAATGGCATGAATATTCCATTTAATACAACATTACTTGATTCTACTGATTCCTCTTTACCTTTGTAATTTGAACTCTCTCTTGAAAGAACCCCTTTGTATAAACAAACGTATTGGAAACCGCCTTTTGATAAAGGAGCTCTGAATAATAAAGCAACTTCCTTAGCTACAGCATCTTTCTTTTGTTGGAATACACCGTTTGCATAAGTGTTACCGCTTATTTTTGCTTCTAATTCATTGCTTAGGTATCCAAGCTCTATTGTTACCTCTTTACCTGAATAAGCTGGAATAACTTGCTCTATTTGGTCATCTGAGTAAAAAGTTACATTCTCAGTGTTATCAGTTATCTCTATTGATATTAATGACGGAACTGGTGTTACTGATCCGTATTGTACACCTGAATTATCATCCTTTGTTAATTCAGCTATGTGTAATTGTTGACATCCTATAATTCTTGACATAGTTTTTTGTTTACCTTCCTTTTCTTCTACAAAATTAAAAAAGAGAACTATGATTCCATAGTCCTCTTAAATGTTTTTCCTATTAACTACTTGCTTCTCTTAGCTGACATTAATTTGTCATTTCTTTTTAATTTAGCTATTAACTTTTCGTTTACTATTTTTCCATCTATATGGCAAGTAGCAACTACACCAGTAGCATCAGACATAGCATATAACTCTTTTAATACTTTTATTTCCATTTGCTCTGGCATTTTTATTGCATATCCTTCTAAGTTAGCAAATATAACTTCTGTATCAATTGTTTCGCTATCTTTTCCAGTTAAAGCATCTACTAAATAAACTGGTTTTCCAAATAAGAACATTCCCTCGTCTCCAGCCATACCGTTGTATGCTAGTACACCTTTTGATATAGCATCAGACTTAATTCCAGCAAATGCTTCTGGACTCATAATAAAGCAAGCATTTTTGTGCTTTGATACTGGTACTTTACTCATTAAAGATACGATACTATCTAAGCTTAAAGTTCCTTCAAATGTGTTTGTAGTCTCAGCTAAACCTTGCACCTTGCTTGTTTCTCCGATTACAAATACATCATTTAAGAAATCTGTTAAATCGTTTGCAATTAATCTAACAACTTCATCTACAACGTTTACAGTTGATTCGCTTATTAATAAGTTTGAAATTTGGATTGATGAAATTACTGTATAAGATTTTAATGTAACTGTTTTTAAAGTAGCTTCTGTTGGGCTGTTAGTACTTAATTCGTCTACAAACTTTGTAGTCATTTTTCCATTTTGTACGTTAACTTTTAAATCTCCAACAACTTTGTATAAAGTAGCTTTTTCTAAAATTGGACAGTTGTTGCTTACCATTTCTACTATTCTTTCTGCAACTGTTTGTGGTATAAATCCACCATTTGCACTAGCCTTTAAACCTCTTATGTTTCCCTCTTGTAAACATCTTACAAATAATTCTTCTTCTTCTCTTGCTCTAGTTTCTAAATTTAATGATCTGTTTTGCATATCTTCTTTTACCTCTTCTTCTTTTTTGATTTCTTTTTCTACTGGCTTTAATTCTTTAGTTGAATTAATTAATTCGATTTGAGCTTTTAAACCCTCGATTTCTTTCTTTAAAGCTTCAACTTTTTCTAACTCTTCAGCTCTTAAAACTCTTTCTTCTGCTTCAGCGTTGTTGATTAACGCTTCAACTTCTTCTAATTTCTTTGCTCTTGTTTCGTATAAAAATTTCATAAAAATAAAAATCTCCTTTTGGTTAATAATTTTTTGCATAATAAAAGAGCACCTAGTTATCTAACTAAGCACTCTTATAATTGTTGTTGTAGCCAAAGCCATTGCTTCAGCAAGTCAATATGATTAATTTTTGTTGGTTCTTCTGTTGTTTCCTGAATCACTTCTTCTGTTGGATCTTCAACTTCTTCTGTTACTTCTTCAAGTTCCTCTTGAATTTCTTCTATTTTCTCTTCTACAACTTCTAAAGCAATACTTCTAGTCTCGTATTCCTCTGTAGTTCCTTCTAAGTCTCTTTTGTAAATAGAGCAACCTGAATAGGCTGGAGGTATATCTAATAAACTAACCTCGTACAACTCTATCTCATACAAGTTTCTATGTTCTATTCCACCAATAAACTCTTTGCTTGTCCTCTTTGGAATAAAACCAAAGCTACAATTTTTAAGTTTACCTTCCTTAGCTTTAGTTATTATATCTGGATCATCTATAAGTGCTCTAAACTTTAAGCCTATAGAATCTTCCATAAGTTCTAGATTAGTCTTGTTATCTCCAATTTTTCTGTTAGGATTGTGGTTATAAAGTAAATCAATTGTCTTTCCAGAACTCAAAGCTCTTTTCCAACAACCTCTTTTTACAACTTCTATAAATTGGCCATCTTTATCACTTAGGATTTCTGACGGTCTTTCTGTAACGTTTATATATCCTTCAAGTTCTAATTCATTACTTCTAAAATTTAGCTTCATAGTTAAATTTTCACCTCCTCTTCAACGTTTTCTCCAGTTAAGGATAAAGTCTTGTTGGTATTAGGAGTAAATAATTCTTTGGTCTCTGGATTATAAAGCACATCAGCTAAATTCAATTTTACATACCCTTCTAGTCCTTCTATTGGTCGTAATTTCTCTATCTGTCTTACTTCGTTGATTTGTAGGAAACCCTTTTGTATCCCGATTTGGTAAGCTTTATATCTTGTTTCGATATCATCTTTTAAAAGCTCAGTTAAATCAAACGAGAAGAAATAACCTTCTTCCTTTTCTGATTCCAATAGTAAACTCTTATTAATTGCCAATTCCAATTTCTTTAGTAATGGTACAATTGTAGTCTTATTGAAAGCTTTTTCATGTTCAGCACTTCCACAACCTATTGCTAAGTCATATGGTACACCTAAAACAGAACATATCTTTTTATCAAGATCTTGAGATAGTTCTAATAATTGAGCATCCTTAGAGCTTGTACTAATAGCTTTGTATTTAATACCAGCATTTAGGATAATACAACTATCGCTATTCTCTTGGGAACTAAATAGTTTCTTCCAGCCATCTTTAATAGAAGCTAGAACTCCTTCATTAACTTGTTTTTCTGATTCAAGTACACCCTTAGGAATATTCCCATTTTTGCTGTTTTCCTTATTAATTTGTAGCATATACCAAGCTGTTTTAAGTATCTCTTGGTTGGTTTGTAACAAGCCAGTAGTGGTATATCCATCTTTACTATTAAGTAAAGTTATTAATTCCCAAGGTTTAAATTCAGCACCACGAACACTGTAGCTAACTTCCTTGTAAATAGGATTATAGTCGCTATATGTTTGAACTTCCTTATTATCTATATACCTTAGAGCTTTTACTGTTGTATTATCTTTTTGGATGTAACAAAAGGCTTCTCCACTTAACATATAATCTGTAATAAGGTTTTCCTTTAACTCATAAGCTCCAATTGTATCTCCAGTATCTTTGTTTAATAAAGTTAACCTATTATCATCAAATATCTCTTCCACTACACCATCTTTACTCCTATACAGTTTTATAGGTAATGTTGCAATTTTACTAGAAATTAGATTTAAACACGAATTAACCATTGGTATTTCTAAAGCATTATCTTTATTAATAACAACTTCTTTCTTCTTCCCACTTAGTTCTATATAAAGATCATCGACCGTTTCTGGTTGTCTAGGTTCTTGCTGTTGCTTTGGTGTATTACTAAATATTTTATCCAGTATTCCCATTTTTCCTCCTTCCTAAGCTATACAATAATAGCTCCAAAATTATTTAATTCATTTAAAATTTCATTGTTGATAAGATATAAAGCTATAATTGTACTTACAACCATATCAACTTTTCCATTGGATTTCTTTTTAGTTACATATTTGTTTAAATTGGTATCATATTGCACCCTACAATTAGCAAAATTAATTTCATATAGCGGATTCTCTATATAGTAGAACTTTCTACTTAATACAGATTCCTCAAGGAGTTTGGTCGGCTGGTGTAGAAAGCGACTATGTTGTATTATTTCTATGCAATTATAACCTTGTCTAGTTAACATTCCAGCTAGAGCTAAACAGTTATATCTATCATATCCAATAGCTTCTATTGTAACGCCATAAGTTTCCTCTAGAGTCAAAATAAACTCGTAAACAAAATAATGGTCTATAACTTCTTCATCACCAGCTATAAAGCAATTTCCATCTTGTATCATCTGGTAGTAATCAACTTTTTCTTTAATGCTTTTTTCGTTAACTCTATTAGGTATAAAAGCCCAACTTTTTGCAACGATTTCTTTTGTTATTTCATCATAAGTAAGCATTGTAACACTTGTATTATCACAAGTTTGGCTTAAATCTAATCCTAGCCATACTCTTCTACCATACCAATTAAACTTATCTGTAGGTATAGAACACTTTCTAACCTTCTCTAGTTCTATAAACCCTTCTACTTTAGCACTAGGTAGATATTGGTTTAAAATCTTAATTCTAAACTCCCTCATTTTAGAAGGTACTTCTAAAGCTTTCTTAAACTCGTCTCTTAGAAACTCTCTTCCAGCTTCAAATGTCATTTGTAAAGGTGATGCTTTTATCCATAAGTTTTCATCAGTATAATCATCACCTTCATCTAATTCGAATATTAGTCCTAGTGTCTTATTATCTTCTATAGCTCCATCTAATACCTTCTTATAGTAATCACATAATTCTCTAAAGGCATTAACTTCTAGGTCATACGCTGTAGAAATATAAATAGATAATCTAGAACCTTGCACACTCATTTGGGACAATTTCAAAGCTCCAATTATCTCCTGTGTTTCCTGATTAGCACATTCATCTATTATATATGTACTTAAAAGTAATCCATTTAAGTTATTAGCTTCACCACTAAGGTTCTTACAAAAAGCTTCATTATGCTTGCACAAAATTCTTTCTCTAGTAATTTTAAAATATTTTGCAATTTTCGGACTTGCTTTTATAATTCTCTCCATGTCAGCTTTGATTAAAGCCGATATATCTCTTGTTTTACCAGCAATAGCGTGTTGGGAAAACTTTGGAGCTCTTAGTAATATCAATAGCTCTATAATTGCACTTAGAACTGACTTAGAGGACTTTCTACCAAGTTGTAGATATACTTCTTCAACCATCTTTTGTCCAGTTGGATCATCTTTTCTGAACCAACAGAAAACGTTTTCAATAACAAAAGCCTGATAACCCACCATATTTTCTACAAATGGTTTGTTAGCACAATGTCCAGTAGCTAGGTTTATAAAGTGTAACAAGCCATAGATTATTTTTGCTTCTTTAAGGTTGAAATAGAACTTAAAATCTTCTTTATGCTGTAGAGTTTCTATTCTATCAATGTATTTTTTACATTCCAATTTAACCCATTTGTTAGCTATAAATTTTCCTTCATCAACTTCTTTAGCCCATTCTAATCCTTTTAAATTTTCATAAGTAAATTCCATTTCTACACCTACATATTTAAAAGTTTTAAAACTTCATCTTCTTCCTCTTGTACATTTAGTAGAGATAGTTTTGCCCTATCTGCTGGTGATAAACCTAGCTTACTACCAAACTTATCAAATAAGGAAGCATACTTATTATAGATATTAATTGCTGGATGTTCCTTTAGATTTGTAAATCCAAGTTTGTTGGTTTGTTCTACAAACATTCCATCTTTTTCTAAAATTGTCTTTGCTTCTTGCATTTTACTTAAAGCATCAGCACATATTGAAACGCTAAATCCATCTAACTTATTTAAAATCCCCTCTGGAAAATTTCTAACAATAATTCTATAGTACTTTCTAGCCAAAGTATTCAAATGGTCTGGTGGATTATCGTCTAAAGTAGTAGTCCCTTGTAACAATTTCTCCCCAGCTTCCCTTCTTTCTTTTTCTTCTTTTGTTATAACGCCCTCCATTAAGGCTACTGATTTTGGATTTCTTGCTATAGTAATCTCCTCCTTCCTCCACCACTGATCCCCCTTTTATGAATTTCTAAGGTTTTTTGAAAATGATTGCCCATCTGTCCCTCTAGAATCTTCCCATTGTTATCTTACAAAAAAGGTAGGGGGTATATAATTTAATTTCAATTTTATTTTTCAATTTTATTTTAAAAATTTATTTCTTTTTTTACTTATTGTCTCTTCAAGTTCTCAATGAATTTTTCCAATTCAAATTTATTTCTTATGTTATTCTGATGTATTAGATGATGATGTTTTGTACACAAACAAACTAAATTATGCTGATCTAATCTCATATCCCAACTATCTCTAATCGGTTCCACATGGTGAACTTCTCTAGCTTCTGTATAATGTCTAACATCTGTATCGTCATGTACATTACTACATACATAACACTTGTAACCACATTCCCTCATGACACTAGCTCTAGTTTTCTGCCAAGAACTACTGGAATAAAACTTATTTTCCATCTTGTTTACTTCATCTAAATTTTCTTTCTTTTGTCGATAATCTGTTTTTGGTTTCTTAGGACAATCACTTCCTTTTTCATGAAAACCAAAACAGTATTTACATGATATCATTCTTGCCATACAGCATTATCTCCTTCTAGCACCTTCTATTTACAACCATACAACCTTGTAATAAAAGATACCCTATTGATAATGCACTAGTACCAATCAAATACTAATGCCCTTAAAATTCAATGTAAGCCAATATTTAAATTAAGCCTACCTTAAATACAAACATACCCTTTATTTTTAAAACAGTAGGTGTCTTTTATGGATATCTACTGTTTTAAAAATAAAGGAGAAAAAAATAAATAACTTATTCCATATAATATAATAATAGTAGCAATACTAAGCTACTTCTAATAATCTCTCTTGTAATCCATAATTTTCTAGCGTATATTCCAAAGCTATTCTATTTGCTTCCTTATGTCTTTTGGTTATTCTATAAGCCCTAACAAACTCTTCTATAAAGAATCTTCTGCATTCTATTAGGTCTATTGTAGTCTTATCTTTGTAGCTCTTTAAATCTTCTTTGGTAATCTTAACCTTATCTCCCGTTAGGATAATACCCATTGCATAAGAAGTCATGCTAGCAAGAACAACTGGATTTCCACCATAGCTCTTTAGTTTGTCTCTATGCTCTTTCTCTAAGTCTACATCACTCACAACAAACTTATAGGCTTCATTTTCCACTAATAGCTTATTTACAAATTTCATAAACTCAGCCCAACATCTTAAAGCTTCCTCACTTTTCTTAGCTGTTGGTTTAAACTGTGTAAGAACAACTGGTACAATCTCCAATTTTATACACTCTACTTTTTGTGTAGTCTTGGTTCTACCTTGTTTAACAAGGACTCCCAAACTTCGGCAGACCTCTTTTTGTTCTATTAACTCTAGAAATTCATCAAGTTTTTTCTTTTCATGGTTCCAACCACCATCTTCTTTTACTCTTCCTAAGACACTAAACATATCCTTTAAGACAAGCCAATCGTGGTTAACAACCCTAACTTCCATACCTAAAAATTCTTTAATTTCAACACTATTTTCCATTTTTAAAATTTCCTCACTTTATTAATTTACTCAGCTAACAAAGTCGATCGTCAGCTTCTAATAACCAACTTTTAAAACCGTACAATTAAATACAAGTAACTTCACTTGTATTTAAATAAAGCCCTATCTGCAATAACAAATAGAGCTTTATTTGGAGGTTTTTTCCGTAAATAATAGTAGCAAGTAACTTCACTTGCATAAAAAATAAAAAGTTAGGTGATATTTGGTATTTTTAAATTGTTACAGTCTTTATAACAACTTAAAAATAACATTCTCCTTAAAGTAAAAGGAGAAGCTATAGTATAAAGATTATATCTAAATACCACAACAACAATTTAAAAAGAAAGCCAAACTATAGTGTCTGGCTTTAAAGAGTAAAAGCTTTAAAACAAAATAGAAACATTCTATTTCCATAAAACGATGTTGCGACAGCAACATAATAAAGACTAAATGTAAACCAATGTAAAGATAAACTATATAATAAAAAGTGGACTATATAGAGTCTTATATATCTAGGCCACTCCCCCAAACATTTTTGGCGTAAAACAATATTTATACTGGATTAGTTGTAGTTAGTATAGTAATGCCAATTATCAGCTACGCTGAAATTGACATTTCAAGCCTATTTTTATTTTTTAGTCCGCTTACGCTACCTAAAAAAGTAAAAAGTAGGCTTGGTGGTTAGTTATAGTTCCCCCTTAACACATACCCATAATAACAATCTAAAGTAACACTAGTAATAGTCTTATTTATATGTGCACATTTTGAGGAGAATTTCTATGTAAAAGTGCACGATTTGAGGATGATAAATAAAAAATGACAACTTTATAGTTTACTATTAACCATAAAATTGTCACATAAAAAAGTTGGACGATATACGGATAAAATATAATATATATAATAAATATTCGCTCCTTATATTGTCCAACTTTTAATCCTATCCTCTATATATCTTATCTAATTTTATAAAGTTGTCCACATAATTTTCATAAGCATAGATTGGATTAATAAAACTCTTCCCATCTTCATTTTCAATAAAACCGCTATCCATTCCAAATTTAAACTTCTTATACGCTTCTTTACTTTCTTCGCATTTCTTTTCTTTTCTTAATATAGCACTTTCCACCAATGCTTTATGAGTCTTATCCCATAGTTCCTTTTTTAAATCTAGCTTTTTAGTTGCTAACTCTAAACCTCTCTCAAAGCTAAATTTAGTTATTGTAAATCTTACAGCTGAGTAATAATAATCTATATCTAATCCATAGTTATTATAAACATACTCTGTAACTCTATTCCCGAATGACTCAAATTCATTTTTTACCATCACTGTAAAAATATTATCATATCCTAATTCTCTTAATATTTTTTGCTCTCCTTCAAAGATCATAGCACTTTCCTTATTGTCAATTTCCCTTAATTCATATTCTCCAGTTTCAGGATTTAAAACATTTCCTATTTTCACCTTATCATTTTTCAAAACCCTAGCTGAATTCAACCATTTTAATCCATTATCAATGGCTTTATAAGTCATTTTTTTAGCTATGTCTTTATAGGAAATAACCTCCAACTTAGAAAATCCTTCAGCATAGTGGTCGCTAAACAGTCTTCCATTAGCTAATGCTGTTTGTACAATAAGTTCTTTTTGTGTTAGATAAACTACTCCATCATTATCCTCTTTAGATGCTACTACAGCCAATATACTTGAACCCACCTCTATATTATACTTTCCTTTTCTAACTCTTGTATTATCTTCAAACCCAACATTGTTTTCGTAAACTTCATCAACTACTATTTTATTTCCTTCTTTGTGCCATTCACACATAGTACTTAAAGTATCCATTTGTTTTTTCTTGGAATTACCATTTGTAATTTCCCAACCTAAAAAAACACATAGCTCCTTATAATTTTTAAATACTTGTCCCTCTTTTAAATTACTCATAATAACTCTCCTCTACTTTCTCTGCAAATTCTCTCATGATTTTTTCTAAAGCTTCTGTAGTTCCCATATCAGCCATGCCACAAGCTTCCAAAAACCTTTCCTTTAATTCTGGTGTTACCCTTACAGATACAACTTCAGTTTTAGATTTTTTTCTCATAATTCTTTTTATTCTCCTTTTCAATTAATACTTTCGTTAGACTATACGAGATAACAATAATAAACGTAAAAGAAATGCTAAAAAACAAAAAATACACGGTCGATTAACCGTGTACCTTGAAATAATTATGTAAACTAAAAAATACACGTGTAATTAACCATGTAAATACACGTGTAATAGTAAGTTTTGAAGAAAAATCAAAGAAAATATGGTGTTACACGTGTAAATAACCGTGTAATCAACCGTGTAACTTCTTAAATGAAAAAGTAATTTTATTTATTTTAAAACAATAAAAAAGAAACTCCTATCTAAGAAGCTTCTTTCCATTAAATTAATATTTTATTTGTTATCCATTAATATTCCTGTAATATCTCCATTTGGATAAGAATTATCAATGTATTCTAATAACCAATTATACTTTTTAATTATACTTTCCTTTTTTACCCTATCATCGTTAGTATCATTTGAATTAATTTTATATCTGTCTATCTCGCTATTAGATATTTGTTTAAGGTTATTTAGTAGTCTAATTCCTTCTAGATAATTGTATCCTTGTTTTATAGAGTTCAAATAATTTAGATAGTATTTGTCATCATTATCTTTTAATACTATTTCTCCATTAATTTGCTTTTTACTTTTCCTTAAAATTTTGGGTTCATTAATTAATATCTCATCATTATACTCTAAAACTTTTTCTGCAACGAAATCATCTATAACAATTCTAGGATATATTGCATCTTTACTCTCCAATTGATACGCTCTATTAATAGCTCCTCCAAATAAAAGACTTCTACCATCTTCATAATATACATCTCCATAAGCAACTCCACCTCTACATATGAAGTTACCTTTTAGTAGCTTTTGAATTAATTGTTCTGTATTATATAGCGCTTGAAAAAATAAACGTTTTATATCCTTTTTTTCTTCATCAACACCATCCTTAAAATCATATATAATATATGAACAATCAGAAAATGTATATATATGTCTTTGAGTTAAAGTATAACTTTTATCCATAGCTTGATTTTTTTCTAGTTCATCATGAAAAATAGTATTTATCTCTAGCAATTCTTCAAAATTACTTCTATTTTGACTTCCAAGTATATCTATAAAGAATACCAATGCTTTATGATATTTTTTTTGCATAGTAATTACCTCCAATTATGCCTACATTTTAAAATGAAATAAAAGAACTACTTATTCAGTTTTACTTATATCCTAAAGATATACTTTTACTATCTTGTCAGAATTTGATGACTTTATTACTAAACACTCATCAAATTCATCATATTCCATTTCATTATATGAAGTTGAATACCTTCCATAAAGTCCTTTTGAATTAAAATTTATAATTCCAGCATCTTCCCAGTATATGTTTATAGTATAAAATTCTGTTCCACTACTTATACTTACTGGAATACTATTAAATTCATATTCAACCTCATCTGTGTTTTCATCAACCACTTCAACATGACGATTATTTGTTGTTGTATCTTTTCCCCAATTTCTAAATAATGTTTTAATAGCATATAGACTTTCTAGTTGTTCATCAAAACTTAACATTTTTGCTTCATCCTTTCTATAGTTTGGTAATTTAATTATATATTACCATCTAATGTATTTAAAGTATTTTTATATAAAAAAAATGAGATTTTGGCTATAATAACTCCTAAAATCATTATAAATTCTAGCTATTTCACAATCTTTCTTTGCTATAATTTAATCATCATTTTAACTGAAATTATCAATAATAAAAAAAGAGAAGGATATCATCCCCTCTCTTTTAGATCAATACTTCCTTAAATATTAAGTTGTAGCTCTTTGCTGTCATCTTACTTTGTAGGTTATCTATAACAATTGTTTTCCCTATCAATCCATACAACTCTTTTTTATACTTACAGCTATCAAACACTTTTCCAATTCTAACCCCAGTGTTGGTTGTAATGTACAGATCGTTTATACCTTCTAATTCTATTGTTACACTTTCAACTTGTTTTAAGTCGACCTCTGTTTCCTTAGAACATCCTATCTTAAAGTTAAGCTCTATACTAATTCCCTTTTCCTTTTTGGCTTTAAATCTTTGTAGCTCCTTAGTCCCTATAGTACTCTTGGAAACTTGTTTCTCTACTAAGGTATAGTGTTTATATAGTAGTTGTTTAGAAGTCTCTGTAGGCTCTTCTGTAGGCTCTAGAACTGTACAAGAGCTGTATTTAAATTTACATACTTCTTCTATGCAATTGAAGAAGAAATCAAATAGGAAACGATCTCTATAGCTTGTATTACTATCCTGAATAAATAGATTTATTGCCCCACATAGAGTAGCTATGTTATATCTTTCGTTAATTTTTATCACTACTTTTTCAGTTTTCAACATCAGCTCTTTAAACTTAACTTCTCTTATTACTTCACTCGGAATTACATATTCATAGATAATGTTACCTTTACTGTCTCTCATGTATTCATGCTCTAGCTTTTCCACTTCTCCAGTTAAATAGTTAACATAAGTCTTATTAACCTTTCTCTTCTTGTAAATGGAGTCTCTCTCCCCTTTAAAGTTAACAAATAGCTCTTTTATTTTATGATAAGCTTCTTGTACTAACTGGTTATCTACTGTAAAGATATTAGCAACCTCAAACAGCTGTTGGAATAAAGATCCATTATTATAACTCAACCCTTCAAGTTTATCTTCTAGAGTTTTCACTATTCCATACTGGCCATAAGTTTCGAAATTTAAAAATGTATCAGCAACACTATTAGTATTAAATTCCAAAGTATTATTACTGTAAGATTTGTCTGGTAGACATTTGAAAAATCTAGGGAATTTATATTTACTTTTAATTGCTTCAAATTGGTTCATGTCTGGTAAAACCCCAGTCTTAGGAGAATCTATTGCCACCATACTAAGGTTTACAGTCCTATAAATATCAACTTGTAACCTATAGAATTGCTCTTGTATAACCCTTTTAAATTGTTCTTTTGGTAAATGGAATGTATAAGGATATTGTCCACTTAAAGAGTAGTATTTCTTAGTTTTTTCTGTTGTAATTTCTCCGTTTATAAATTCTATCAATGTTATATTCTTCCCATTTATCCAGTATCCAGTATCTTGGGCTTTGTTGGATATAGCTCCATTTGTATTGGCAACTTGTCCTATAAGATTACCCATAAAACTTAGCTGGAAATTTACTCTATTTTCCCATGTATATGGCACTTTAGCTCCTTTGGTACTATTGGTACTAATAAAGTGTAATCCATTCTCTGGTGGTATTACAGCGTTTCTAAGGGTATCGTTGGTTGTAAAGAGAACAAAATCTCCGTCAAAATCAGCTCCACTCATTATTTGGGCTGTTATATCCTTTGCATTAAACACAAACAACTCATTTCCCCAATGGCCACAATACTTGGAATATAAATTATTTTCTACTAACTTAATGTCTTGTATTTCAGAAAATGATGCAATTGGATTTCTAGCAATTAATGCTTGTTTATCTGTCATATTACACCAGAACTCATTATCAGCTAAAGGATCAGTTATTTCCCCAGTTATTGCAAAGTTCAATATTCCTAACGGTGTTTGGACAATTGTTTTAAAGTTTCCTTCAATATAGAACTTACCACTTACAAGCTCTTTGATACTTTTTTCCACCATACCAGCTAAACTTTTTTGTACCCATGGTAGTTTAATAAATCTATCAAAATCTAACCCTAGAAGGTAACTTAATTTTTCTCCAAGGTTAAATTCATCCTCATTTTCCTCGGTTGCTACAGCTCCTAAGAATTTTAAAGTTGCCATTTTATCTTTGTACAAGACACTTCTTAAAAATGTTCTTGTAGCTTCTGTTAAGCTGTAGTAATCTTCCATGTTTAATCCTAGTTGCATTAATAGCTGATAGTTGGTCTTTATAACCTCACTATTTTCAATTTTGGATACTTTTGTTATAAATAAACTATCCATTATATCAGCGTACTCTGTTGGTCTTGTAGTTTTAAATTGCTCTAGACTTAAAAGCTTTGCCCACTTTCCAAGAGTAGGATTTATTATTATTGTATTTTCGTCAACCTTAACCCAGTTTTCCCACATATCTTTAACATAAAAGTCTTGGTCTATCTTTTTTATAAAATTATTGTCTCCATTGTACATATCCTCAAAATATTTTATAAAGTCTACGCTTACCAGCAATCCTTTTAGTGCCAATTTTATGCTTCTAATACACATAAAATAAGGTGTATAGTCCAGTTGTAATTCTTCTCCAACTCGTTTAAACATATCTGGATGTGCTATTCCACAACCGTCTGCAAATGTAACCTCATGCTCAAAGTTTTCTTTTACTACTAATTTGTCATTTTCAATAGTTTTAATGGATTGGATTCTTTTATAAGTAGCTTCTTCTAAAACCAAGTAATTTGGTTTAATATTAGTTCTAAAGCTAGAGCTCCAGAATAAGCTAAAACGTGATGTTATATCCTTATTGATACAAAACTCTTCATTTTCATTTTCAAACACGTTACAGCTAGTTATCTTTTCTAACTCTAAGAATTTGTCATAATATTTTTCATTTACCATTAAGCATTGTGATTTCTTCATATCTGACGGTGTACTAAGATAGAAATAATATTTTTCCCCTCTGTAAGTAATGTATTGGTGTTTCTTTAATAACTCTATTTGGTTATCTCTAAGCTTTAATTTTATTACTATATTGCTTATATCTTTTCCAACATAGTTTATCTCTGGTAGCAATAATTCTAACCAAGGGCATTCGTTTAGTACAATCCCCTTTTCTTTTACTCCTTCGCTTGTGATCTCTACACATACTGTCTCAAATCTCTTTAACTTTCTCATAATTTTCTTTTTAATCTCCTTTTCCGTGCGAACACTCTAAATATTTTTTAATCATTGTTTACGTTAGACTATACGAGAGAGATATTTAAAACGTAAAAGAAAACATAAATGAAAAGACAATTTTATTTAAAATATTTTTTGGACAAAATAAAAAGAAGTCTCCTTATTAAGAAACTCCTTTAAACTAAACATAAGTTAAAAGCTAATAAAAACGCTGTATATAAAATAGAATATTAAATACAAAACCCCTAGATAGAAAACAGCTTGTATAAGTCCAAAGATTAAAGCAATTATTCCTCCTATAATGCTAAAAACACTTCCTATTACTTCAAAAACCTCTCCTAATCCAAAACTTGTCTTATTATAAATCTTGTTGTATGTTGCTTTCTTTGGATCGTTAACCCAGCCCATGCCCTTCTTCCCATATGTTGGATTAACACTCTTTTTAATTGATCTTGTAACTCTTCCAGTGGTTCTAGCACTTATAGACCTCCTAATACTAGGCTTTCTTGCTCCAAATTTCATCTTTTTATTTCCCTCCATTTCTTATTTCTTGAACCATTTCAACTATAGTATTTCTTTTAGTCCCATATCCTGATTCTTTTAATATTTTTTCAATAGATCTAATAGTTAGGTTCTTATCCAGTGTTTTTAATTTCTCATATGTTCCTGACTTCTTTAAAAGTGATGGAGTTAAACTTGTATCTCCAACTAAAAACATAGATATTGTTCTCATTCTACTTTTAAATCCAGCATTAGAAAGTGGCTTTATTCCCATTTCATTTGAGCTGGTAGGTTTGCTTTTTATGATGTATTCACTGTTTGGATTTAATTCATAATCCTCATTAGTTCCACCTAAGCTACCCATTTTAACATATATTTTTTGTTCTACAGCTTCTCTAGTTACTTCCTTTAACAAGTCATCCATTACAACCTTTTCACCATTAGGAAGTGTTAATGTGGACTCTTCAAGGTTAACTGATGAAGTTTTTATGTTTAATAGTTGTTCTCTATAATTGCTTCGATTAAGACCATAGTAAATTCCAGCCACTATAAACTTATCAATTCCATTGTCTAGTTTGTCTAATTTTTCTTCTAAACCTTTTTTTGTAATAAAATTCATTCTAATTCTCCATTCGATTTATGTTTTTCAAACAATTGTATTATATATCATTTTATTACATATTATATTAATTAACTATTAAATTTCCCTAAAATACCAATTTATAGAATTGATTAATTCTATCCTCTCTCCCCTTTTAAATTCCAAATAAAGCTTCTAAGTCACTATTTCCAAACTCTTCTCCAGAAATAAAACTATCAATGTCCATTTGTCCATCTAAAGGCATATTTCCATCAGAATCAACTCTTTTATGTGGTTGCATAGCATAGATATCAAAATACTTTCTGTAGTAGTTAAATACCTTATAATTCATTTTTTCACCTAAGTGATAAAACACTTGTATTATCTCTCTAAATAGATTGCTAACAGTATTTTTTTTCCACATACCTTTAGCCAATTTATTGTTAAAATTCTTAATACCTTCTCTTACGTTCTTCTTACTAATAAGAGTTAACATTTCTTTTATAGCCTTGCTATTATCAACATCTGTGTGCTTTCTAGCTAACCTTACATTTTCATGGTTATCTATCTTTTCTTCCTTTATCTCTTCAGCTGTCTTAATATCAGTTATTTCTGTTTTCTTAGTCCCTATAAGGTGTTTTAATCTTTTGTATGTGTTATGGTTGCCCATTTGGGCTTTCTTCTTCTCAACGCTTATATATCTTAATTCAGTCAAGTGTTTAATTGCTCTTTTAACTGTACTTAGAGATATATTAAGTTTAGTGCTTATTGTCTCTAGGCTAGGATAAGCACATTTCTTCTCTTTGTTATAAAGACTTAAAAGATATACGTATATTCTAAACTCATTGGCATTTATAGAAGTGTCAGTTATTAGATTAGTGTCAAGTTTTAAAAATGATATGTTCATTGTGCTTATCCTCCTTTCAATTAGGTTACATATCGTTGCGTAACCTTGTTTTATAATCTTATTATACATATAGTTACGCAACTTGTAAATAGTTTTTTTAAAAAGTTGTGTAACCACCGTAAATATGGTATAATCTTATTATGAAAACTTAGTATTTTCAAGGCTTAGGAGGTGTTTTAATAATGGCTTTAGTTCATAGGAAAAGAATAAATTCGACTTTAAAAGGTGACAACTTTAATTTTATAGTTGAACTTTCAAATAAGACAAAATTAAACCAAAGTAAGTTCTACGATTTGGCTGTGGAGTTGTTGAAAAGAGAGCTGGAAAATAAAAACTTAGATGAACTTTTCAAAGAATTTGAAGAAATAGAGTAA